TCCCACAATAAAGTATACAATTCTATAGGTTTTTAGTATAATGGAAACCATCAACGGCGCTACTGCTGTTGTGGTGTAAGGGGTGCACCGCTACACCCCTATATTAAGGAAACAATGTTATGAAAAATATATTCACCTATGATGCTACAGGTCGCATCACTCGCCCAGTTTTAGAATCATTGGCTGGGCACGCCAAAGCAATCGACGCGGTAAACGCTAAGAAAGCCACACTGGAAGAGGTCGCGGTTGAAAACTATACGCTATTAAGGAAAGCTAAGATTGCACCGCTAGACTTAAAGAGTCCAGTAAAGCCTAGCAAGGGCACTTGCACTCAAGCTGAGTATAATTGCTTAGTGATCGCCAATGCTGAGCGCATTTGGGGCAAAAAGTCTAGCAAGTTTAAGCTAGTATGGCGCTACCTATTCGATAGGGACAACATGACCGGGGCAGAGAAAAAAATAGGCAAAGCCAACGCCAAATCTGCTAAAACTAGCCTGTCGATAATCTCAGATAACTACGCCAAATGGATCAATGGCGGTTGCAAGGAAGCGGGTCAAGTTAAAGACCCCGCACCGCGCAAAACCGACGATCCCGACGTATTTATGGCGAAGCGGTTAAATGCGGTGCAAGCTAAGGCGGAAAAATCGGTTGATGCTATCCGCACCAAATACCCCGAGTACGATCAAGCGGTATTTGCTCAGCTAATCGCCCCCGCGATTCAATATATAGAACAGCTTGGTAAAGCTAAACCAGAGTCAAAGCAAGTTAGCTTTGATGCCAAGGGCAACCGACGTGCTAAGAAGTAGCACGCTAACCAACAGAGCCACCCTTCGGGGTGGCTTTTTTTTGCCTTCAAAAAATGAAGCCAGTTCCCTTGCGTGGCGTTGAGTGCCATGTACATATACTGCTTATCGAAGCCAGTTCCCATGCGTGGCGTTGAGCCTAAGAGGGGGTGCACCGCTACACCCCTATATAATGTAACTTTTGCTTTGTAACCTTTTTTTCCTTTTGTAACCCATTTGTAACCTTTTTTTTGACCGAAAAGTTACAAAATAGTTTCGCGTGCGATTGTAAGCAGGGGTGAAGGTTATTGATACAGGGATTGTGTGCAACTATGTACTCTTTTTATATCTATCTATATCTATATTTATAATGTTACCTTTTTTAAAAAATATATATACAGCGGTTATTCGAGGGGCTTCTGGCAGATTATCTCCCAACATAAAAACATAAACAAAAATATCACCTCACAAATGGCACAAAAAAGGTTACATTGTTACATTACGCGCCACCACTAGCCTAGAGCCAAATTCAAAAAGTTACAATTAGGTTACAATACAGCGTTTCTGTAACAGTCATTTTGTTACATTATCACAATACCTCAAACAACCACACTTCTTGACGAAATAAAATACAACTTGACGTAATCCCCCATATGTAGTATAATGGTACTTGTTCTGGTGATTATTCCAGAGCAATGGTGTGGCTACAGCCTATCAAGGGGTGTAGCGGTGCACCCCCTATTAACTACTTAACAAGAGGATATGACATGAACAATTTAGACTTTGATAACTTTCTTTACTTTGCTCTGATGGAGCATGCTGATGTACTTGACGAGACAGATGGACAGCGACTAGCAGGTTGTAGTGTTGACCAGATGTTTGATGACCTTTACGACTTACAGGAACCTGTTGATCCTATGTCGATGACAACCAAGCGAGGTACTTACAATGAAAAATAATATCCAGTTTGAGCGCGTGATGATGCAAATCAGTTCTATACAAAACTATGTCGAATCACTTGAGAGTATGCTACGTGATACGCGAAAGAGTATTGTTGATGACCTTGACCTGATTGCTACCGAGTTGACCTACCATGAGGAGAGTGGCAATGAGTAACGGAGTTGCGATGATAAGTGATGCTCTGTTTGATGCGTTAGATGTCCTGAACGTGTTGCCAGAGTCCGTGTTGAAACAGCCGAAAGATAGCGACGGCACGATCTTCACCATAGAGGATTGTCTTGAGAATATAGTTTTTGTTTTACAGCAACTAGAGGCTATTGATATGGATGATTTGTTTGAAGCATATATGCGTGAACGTAAGAGGCTCAACAAAGAGTATGCGTTGGAGGATTGTCTTGAGAATATAGTTTTCTACAACTACGACAGTGAGGGGTCTACCGATGCACCCCTTGAGGAGAACGATGATGAATAACGTAGAGGTTAAAGATAGATTGCGGTGGGTTGGTATGTTGTATGAGCAGATAGAGCAAGACATACATAACCATGAGGTAGATGCGCTACATGACTTGTTGTGGACACTAAGCGAAGATGCCATCTTTGAATACTTTGATGCAAACCGAGAGGAGAACGATGATGAATAATATAGCTAGTATGATTGATACGTCTGATATACCGAGCCTATCGGCTTCTGGTATGTTGGTGGAGTTCAGTGCAAGTACGTGGGGTAACAGTAGGCAAGACAAGGAAGCGTCGAAACAGCTTGCACAGTTGAATGGCGCTGACTTGGGTAGTATATCGGCTAACAAGAAGTTGATCGACCACCCATCACTAGACGAGATCAACAAGTGTGTACGTGAGATACGTAGGTGTATATACAAGTGGACAGTCAAGTGGTCTGACTTCAACAGCTACTTACCAGCGCCACATTATATTGACTTTATGAACGAGTACACAGAGCTAGAGAAGAAGCATAGTTCGTTGTGTGAGACTTTCTATGAAGCGTTTGAGTTCCAAGTGTCTGGTGCACAGGGTAGGCTAGGTTCGATGTTCAAGTGGTCTGACTATCCAACACTTGATGAGATACGTTCGCGGTTTGGTCTACGTCTCAACGTGTTCCCTGTACCTGAGAGTGGAGACTACCGAGTTGATATAGCCAATGAGCAGATGGAAGTTGTCAAGGCTAAGTTCGCGTCGTTCTACGAGAACAAGTTGCGTGATATAGCAACCGATGTGTATACGCAGGTAGCTACGTCAGTCGATCACATGGTAGATACGTTGACACGCTACACAGACAAGAAGCGTAATGGTGAGTTGACCAAGTTGAACAGTAGTCTGATTGATAACATGTTGCACCTATTGACTACGATGCGTGGGTTCAATGTAACCAATGACCCAGAGATTGAGCGCATACGCATGGATATGGAAGATGCAGTGCGTGGTCTGACTATCGACCAACTGAAAGTGAGTGAGTCCACTAGGGTACAGACAGTGGACAAGTTCAAAGCAATCAAAGCAACACTCCCTACGTTGGACATATAAGGTGGACAACTGGGGAGAATATGAACGGTGGCGTGGTACGAAGTTGTATCGTGTAACCGAACGTGGTGGGAAAGTGCGAACGCGTGTGTTGATTGACAAGCGCACCAAGCATGTACCTGCAAGTCTGAGGGGTGTAGCGATGCACCCTATTAACCAAGTAAACAAAAGGTAATTAGTTATGCAAAATACAATCTATGATCTATCTATGAATGAGTGCTGTGATCTAATCGAGCACGTTGGGGCTACACGTACTGTTGAGGTGTGTGGTGCATTGGGCAGTGGTAAGACACAAGGTATACGTGCAGAAATGCAACGTCGATTCCCTGACCATATCTATATTGAGTTCGATTGTACGAACAAGGATATACAAGATCTATCTGTGCCCAAGTTTATGAAAGCACTTGAAGATCACATATCTGACTACGTCGAGTTCGTACCGAACGCTGAGTTGGGTGTACATCTAGGCAAGCCTATCATACTTAACTTCGATGAGATGGGTAAGGGTTCGCCTACATTGAAGAAAGGTACTAGGCGTGTGTACCACGAGCGTGCAGTCAACGGTCTCAACTTGCCAGAGGGTAGTATCGTGTACATGACATCTAACCTAGGCAGTGAGGGGTTGGGTGATGGTATGCCCGCGCATCAACGTAACACAATCATACGTGTGCGTATGCGTAAGCCCAATGCTGAGGAGTGGATTGATTGGGGTATGAACAACGACATTGACCCTGCTGTACTCGGTTGGGTGCGTGAGTTCCCACAAGTATTACAATCGTATGAAGATGTAGATGACCCTTCTGATAACGAGTACATACATGACCCACGTGTACAACGTGATGGTGTGTGTACTGCGCGTACGCTACACATGGTGAGTGATACCCTGAAAGTACGAGACAGGCTCACATCTACTACGCTGACTGCCGCGATGATTGGTACTATTGGTATGCGTGGTGCACTTGACCTACAAGCATTCGTTGCTATGGCTGACCAACTACCTACGCTACAGTCTATCAAAGACGACCCCAAGAATGCGCGTGTGCCTGACAGTGCCAGTGCTGTGTGTCTTGTTGTGTATCGTGCCCTATCTATGATCGAGCGTGATTGGTTTGGTGCATGGTGCAAGTACATGGAACGACTGGGTGCTGAAGCGCAAGCACTGTTTATTATGAACGCCACCAAGACAGGGTACAAGAACCAAGCGTGGATTATGAACCAACCCCAGTTCGGACAATGGTGTTTATCACATGGGCATCTAGTACGTCGCACTGACGACGTGTAGGAGACAATCATGTTACTAGCTAAGAAACTAACAGTTGAGGAACGTGTGCAACGTGCGCGTATCAAGATTGTTGACAGCACCGACTTCCCTGAGTTCAAAGCGATGGCAGGGTTGATTATGGTTGGTGATACTTCGTTTGTAGATGACGACCACCCTGTCAAGACTGCATGTACCAATGGTCGTGATGAGATATACAATCGAGACTTTGTTGATACCCTTAACGATGCGCAACTACGTGGTGTGGTACTACATGAGAATTATCACATACAGTATCGACATCTTACTACGTGGGATCATCTGTGGAAGATAGACCCACAACTAGCGAACATGGCGGCTGACTACGTCATCAACCTACAGATATTTACACCAGAGCGTGTCGAGGCTAAGTTCGTCGAACCCATTGAGGGTATGTTGTATGACACCAAGTACGTCAACCTTGATGTTGCCCAAGTGTTCGATGACCTACGCAGGGAGCAGGAGGAGAGCAAGAAGAAGGGGGGTAGCGGTACACCCTCTGGGGACTCGTTCGACACACATGACTGGGAAGGTGCGCAAGAGATGACTGCCGATGAACGCAACGAGTTGGAGCGTGAGATTGACCAAGCTATACGTCAAGGTAGCATGATGGCGAGTAAGACAGGCAGTGGTGGTGCGCGTGATATGTTTGGCGATTTACTGAGTGCGCAAGTCAACTGGCGTGATGCACTACGCGACTTCATCAGCGATACATGTGTAGGTAATGACTACTGTTCGTACGCTAAGCCTGACCGACGTTTCTTACAGTATGACATGTACATGCCTAGCGGTGTGGCTGACCAAGTCGAGGAGTTGGTGATAGCGATTGACACTAGCGGTTCTATTGGCACTGCCGAGATAACTAGCATGCTATCTGAGGTGCGTAGTATATGTGAGACAGTACCACCCAAGCGCATACGCATACTGTACTGGGACACTGAGGTGTGTCGTGATGAGTCGTACGAGTTATCGCAGTTGAGTGAACTTGTACATTCTACCAAGCCCGAAGGTGGTGGTGGCACTGAGGTTAGCTGTGTACCCAAGTGGCTCACTGATAACAACGTGTCCCCACAAGCGTGTATCGTACTGACTGACGGCTACCTGTACGGTGGTTGGGGTGAGTGGTCGTGTCCTGTACTGTGGTGCATACTCGACAACAAAGATGCTAAGCCTGACTGTGGCAAAACGCTACACATTAAATCTGGAGATATGAAATGAGTGAGTCATTTGAAATGGGCATGGAAGCTGTACATAGACGTATGGAGTGGGACATCGCAGTCCAAGAAGTACAAAAGGCAGTTGAGTTTCGGTTGGATGCTATGGATGCAAAGTTTAGTCACGCAACCGAAGAAGATAAAGAACGCCTAGCGCAAGCGTGGGCACGAATACTACAAGGGTAAACTACTATGGCTATATACTTTTACAATCTAAATACTTTCGCGGATGTGGAGAAGCACTACAACGACACCAAACCAATACGCACTACAGGCGAGGTGCCGCTGGGTGATCGAGCACGCAAGTGGGAACAAGTTCTCAAGGTGAACAAGAACAAGTATGTGTTCCTCGATCATTACAGGCTCACACCTGACGACGAGACCATATCAAGCCATTACTTTTGGGAGAGGTACGTGTCTGAGGCTGTCAAGCGACCTGCTGTGGAGTGGCGTAGGCTACCCAATGGCAAGGAACGTATGAAGCTATTCAACGGCGAGGGTTATGGTAATCACAATGGTAGGTACTCGTTCTTGTACCGTGCAACCCCTAGATATTGGGACTTCCAAATCGAGCATGGCAAGCAGTATGTAATATCACCTCACTTAGATGAGCATGATAGTAGGCAATACTTGCCCAAGTCTACGACAGTACCAAAGCGTGTGTATGATGGCATAAAAGACTCCCTTTGGATGCGTAAGAAGGACTACACCCCACGTTGTGATGGTAAATACTTGGAGTATGAGCGTGACCCTGACACTGATAAGTGGAGTCTAGTGCATGGCGACCATGCGCTACCTGTTAGACGTACACGTATCGACAAGAAAGCCAAGGCACCATACCGCAAGGATATCAAGGAGTTTGTCGAATGGGCTTGGATGGTGCGTGACTTTATCATACCTGACATTGGTGATTGGAAGAAGATGTCCCAACACCGTGACAAAGCGTCTAAGTACATACGTGATGACGTTGAGTTCCGTAGTGTGTTAGCTGATGACCAACATGAGTGCCGTTTACATGTACTCGCTGAAATGATGAATGACATGTGCAAGTGGGACTACGATCAAAGTTGTCGTTGTCTCACGTCTGACTATGTCAAGTTCCGTTCGCAAATCAATACTAGAATCAACCGTCTAGGTGGGTTCAATATACACTCAGTAGAAATGAAGGAGCAATAAGATGGTGGACTATACATACGAAATGAGAGATGCACAAACCAACCGTTGTTGCATACAGTCGGTTGAAAGTATCAAAGCGGACTACCGCGAAAGACCTGACGCATATATTGTAATGGACAGGGATTTTGTAGAGAAGCACGATTCATGTGACAAGTTTAGGTGTGAGGAATTGGGTGAGTTACGTGACTTTGTTCTGTCTAGTATAATGCACATTCCTGACTGTATAGCTCTATATGACAAGTATTCTGACAAGGTATCTTTATATAGAGAGAAGGATTTGTTTATGTTGGGTTCGTTGTCTGTAGATCGCACTAGAGAATCGGGATACAAGAAGCAGAGTTATAACGTTCTGTCGCACCTTATAAATAACAATAGATACTGCCCACACAACAGCCCCCAAGAGTATCGCACTGTTTCAAGCACCAAGTTGGATAAGGCTATATCTAATGCGCGTAAGTATCTACGTGGGAACACGTTACAGGATATAGCTAGGGCAACGGTATCTAAGGTGCAGTACGAGTTTGGTAAGCTAGGCGATAAGTACAAGGGTGATGCGAGTAAGGCACTGAATGCCTTGGGTGTTGATAAGATCATGTACTCTAAGCATTCAAACCACGAAGATCCACCTATACTCAAGGAAATGTTACGCATGGCTGAACTTGGTGTGGTGTCCTTCATGGATGAGAGTGTCAAGGATAACCTGAACAAGTACGTGCAAAGCGTCAAGTGTATGCAAGACGTGGTTCGCCAAGACATGATGACGTTGTGCTATGTTTATACGAACCACAGAGATATAGAGTGGTGTGAATCACATGACGTAAACGTAGATGGTATATTCTCTACCTTTGATGATAAGAGTATACAATTCTCAAGTAACATGTACTGCGCAAGCCCTGCTACACGTAGCGCAAGTAAGGTGGAACCTGACCTACAGGCAAGACTAGCGTCACTCGCGGTTGTACCTGACGGTACCTTCGTAGAGGGGCTTGGGTATAAACTTAACGATAACATATATTATGTCACAAAACATGATAAAACTAACTCTTGAGAAGAACAAGTACACAGACCAAATAACTGTTACACAAGTGTACGGAGATGTTGACATTGGTATTTGTGGTGACTATAGTTATGATGAGTTACCCGAATGGTTACGTGTCCGAATCGTAGCCCTCGACTTATTGAGAAGTTATGAAATGGTCGAGGGTATAGGTTATAGGTTTGGTGTTGGTGGCGTTAAATATTGTGTTGAGTATAATGAGGACTGCGAAGCCAGTTCCCTCGACGAGACGAACAAGGGGGTGTAGCGATGCACCCCTTACTTGGAGGAGTTACCTATGGCTATGACACCTGAAAGAAAGGTTAAGAAAAAAGTAGCCGACTATCTAAGAAGTATAGATGCGTACTTCTTCTACCCTGCGACTGGTGGGTATGGTAGAAGTGGCGTGCCAGATATAGTCGGTTGTTATAAAGGAAAGTTTTTTGGTATTGAATGTAAGGCAGGTAGCAACAAGCCTACTGAGTTACAGACACACGAGTTAAAGCAGATAGCTCAAGCAGGTGGTATAGCCACCGTCACCAACGAGAACACGATACACTCTCTGCGTTATATCCTGAACGACTTCCCTGAACCAGACCCTAACCAACTGGAACTGGACTTATGACTGAATTAGTAACTAACTTTTGAGGAGAACGATATGGAAGGTGTAGGATTTATATGGGTAGGCATAGGACTTGTATGTATATGCAACATACTATATTGGATGGAACTCTTTAACCACTTTAGTGGTGATGATGAGGAGGAGGAATAGTATGGTAGATGCAACCCCCCAAGAATGGGATGAGTTAAGACAAAAGCATCCTGAGTTGATACAAAAGTATGAGGACTTTCTAAACGATGTCGGAGACGACCCAGTCAACAACCCAAACCATTACAACACAGGTGGCGTTGAGTGCATTGAGGGCATTGAGTCAAGTATGTCTCCGAATGCGTTTCTAGGGTACTTGAAAGGTAACTGTATGAAGTACCTTTGGCGGTACGAGTACAAGGGTAAGCCTGTTGAAGACTTAGAGAAAGCCCAATGGTATCTTAATCTACTTATAGAGCGGAATAAGTAATGGATCTGATTACGTTAGACTTTGAGACGTACTACGATAAAGACTTCTCTCTACGTAAACTTACAACTGAAGCCTACATCCGTGATCCTCGTTTTGAGGTGATCGGTGTAGGCGTTAAAGTAAATGATAATCAAACGGAGTGGGCTAGTGGAACACATGAACAAATCAAGAAATATCTTGATACTTTCGATTGGGCAAGCAGTATGCTTCTTTGTCATAACACTATGTTTGACGGTGCTATTTTGGCTTGGATATTCGATGTGCATCCTCGCATCCTTGCTGATACTCTTTGTATCGCTCGTGCACTACACGGTGTCGAGGTTGGTGGATCGTTGCACGTACTTAGTCAGAGATATAATCTCGGTACTAAGGGGACAGAGGTTTTAAATGCTGTAGGTAAGCACAGAGCCGACTTCACCCCCGAAGAACTTAGTAGGTACGGTGATTATTGTGTCAACGACGTTGAACTTACATATAAATTGTTTCTGCGTATGGCTAAGGGATTCCCCAAACAGGAAATGCGTATCATAGACATGACTCTGCGCATGTTTACAGAACCTACCCTCGATTTAGACTTAGGTCTACTTGAACAACACTTGGCAAATACAAAACAGTTGAAGGAAGAACTAATTGCTTCTAGTGGTGTAACACGCGAAGACCTGATGAGTAACAATAAGTTTGCTGAACTATTAGTGTCCCTTGGCGTAGAGCCACCAACCAAGATAAGCCCGACAACAGGTAAAGAAACGTTCGCGTTTGCCAAGAATGATGAAGCGTTTAAAGCATTGAAAGAACACGAAGATACGCGAGTACAGGCACTAGCCACTTCACGTTTGGGTACGAAGAGTACGTTGGAAGAGACTCGTACGGAGAGGTTCATAGGAATAGCTAAACGTGGACTACTTCCCGTACCTGTGAGGTATTATGCGGCACACACTGGTAGATGGGGTGGCGACGATAAGATAAACATACAGAACTTACCTAGTCGTGGTGTCAATGGTAAGAAGTTGAAGTCCAGTATCATTGCGCCAGTAGGTCACACTATAGTTGATTGTGATTCGTCGCAGATTGAGGCGCGTGTACTAGCGTGGGTGGCAGGTCAAGACGATTTAGTGGAGGCTTTTTCTAACAAGGAAGATGTATATATTAAGATGGCAAGTAAAATTTACAAGGTTCCAGAGGAAAAAGTCACCAAAGAACAGAGGTTTGTAGGCAAGAGTACGATACTCGGTGCAGGGTATGGCATGGGTGCTGTACGGTTTGCGGAACAGTTGAAGTCTTTTGGTACTACTGTATCTGTAGATGAGGCGCGTAGGATTATATCTATCTACAGAGATGCAAACTGGAAAATATCTCAATTCTGGCGTAATTGTCAGAACATGTTGGTTGAGATGTCGCGTGGTAGAACTATAGCGTTCGGGGCTAATAAAATCGTACAAAGTGTAGAGACAGCAACAGGTTATGGCATAAAGTTGCCAAGCGGTCTAGTTATGCGCTACGATGGATTAGACTACGAACAAGGTGAAAGAGGCCCAGAGTTTAGTTACAAGACTAGACGAGGGCGGACAAGAATCTACGGTGGTAAGGTTACAGAGAACGTGTGCCAAGCTATCGCTAGGTGCATCATGGGTGAACAGATGTTGGCTATTGCCAAGCGGTATAAACCTGTACTAACAGTACATGATTCCGTGGTATGCTGTGTACCTGATGATGAGTTAGAGGAAGCTAGACAGTATATAGAGGAGTGCATGAGCACAACACCTTCATGGGCTGAGGGTATGCCCATTACATGTGAGTCTGGCATTGGTCAATCTTACGGAGACTGTGAATAATGAGTAAAAAAGATATAGAAAAAGCTATAAAAGAAGCACACGAAGCGGCTGATAAAGCCATTGATGGAGTGCAAGAAGATATACAAGACGCTACAACTTCTGTACTTGCTTGGCTTAAAACTGAACGTACATACACACAAGCTGAAATACTTGTGGTTGCGTTTGGTGTTATAGCTACATTAGTTGTTGTGAGTATCATCTAATGAGCGTGGTGCCTTGGTCGTTCAGTAGAATAAAATCCTTTGAACAATGCCCGAAGAAGTTTTATCATCTAAAGGTAGCAAAGGACTACAAAGAGCCTGAGACTGAGGCGATGCTTTATGGTACTGCTGTGCACGAAGCGGCAGAGGAGTACATTCGAGATGGGAAGCCGTTACCCCCTGAGTATGATTATATAAAAGCCCCATTAGATTCATTGAACATGAAACAGGGGGAAAAACTCTGCGAATACGAGATGGGGTTAACGGCTGACCTTGAACCATGTGGGTTCTGGGATGATGAGGTATGGTATCGTGGGATAGCTGACTTAGTTATACTCGATAAAGAGAACAAAGTCGCATGGGTGATAGACTACAAGACAAGTAAAAGTGCGAGGTACGCTGACAAGGGACAGTTAGAACTTATGGCTTTGGCTATATTCAAACACTTCCCTGATGTTGAGACTGTGCGCGGCGGGCTGTTGTTTGTTGTGTGTAATGAACTTGTACGTGACAAGTATTACAAAGAAGATGAACCTGACATGTGGGCTAAGTGGATGGCTGACTTTACTCGCATGGAACAGGCTTGGGAAAAAGATGTGTGGAATGCCCATCAAAGTGGGTTGTGTAAACGACATTGCATTGTTACAGAA